GTGGCAAAAAATAAAGATGGAGAAATTATAAGAACTGAAGAAACTACAAAGAAAGTTCATGCTGACACTGGTGCTGGATTGAAGTGGCTTGCGTTACGTCAACGAGACAATTGGACACACACCCAGTTGAGTGAACACACTATTAAGTATGCTGGTGAGATTGATGTGAATATCTTACAAGAGAAGCTCAAGGACAAAACGCAGTACACTAATGAGGATTTGAAAGCAGCTTTAGAGATTAGTCTTGGTAACTTTAAAAATTTACCAGCTAAAAATTAAGATTATGAGTACGATATTGATTATAGTAGGAATAGTAGTATTATTAGTAGTCGCAGGGCTTATTGGACTTTATCTTTATATTAAAAGTTGGACTCCCAAATGATTAGAACGAAAAATATAGATGTTGAAGTTATTGAGAGGAGTGTGCCAGTTCTTCAAATTTTGGAGGGAGCCATTGCCAATCCTTATACTTTGATCAGGGAACTCAACAACCGTTCTTTTCATGAGTTTTTAAAGTTCTTTTGGTGTGAGTACTCCAGTGAGGAATTCAAGGATAATTGGCACATTAAATATATTTGTGGGGAATTGCAGATAGTGGCCGAAAACTTGGCTCAAGGGAAACCTAAAATTCATGACTTGATTATTAACGTGCCTCCTGGTACTTCGAAGACTGCAATTTGTAGTATATTTTTTCCAGCTTGGTGTTGGACACGTTGGTATTGGCTTAGGTTTATTTGTTTGTCATATTCTAAGGATTTGAGTTTAGAATCGGCTGAGTATTCGAGGGAACTCATTCGTAGTGAGAGGTATAAAATAATCTATCCAGAATTACACATTAAAGAGGACAAGGACACCAAGTCGAATTTCAGGATTCAAAAGAAGATTTATAAGACGAAGGGAGCCCCACCTAGGGTTGCTTCTGGTGGTAATAGATTTTCTACATCGGTAGAAGGTACGGTAACTGGATTTCATGGACATTTTATTATATGGGACGACCCTATTAATCCTGAACAAGCTGTTTCCCCTGTACAGTTAGAAAATGCTAACCGATGGATGGATCAGACCTTACCTACTAGGAAAGTTGACAAAGCAAATGCAGTTACCATTGGTATAATGCAGCGTTTACAGCAGAACGATCCAACTGGGCATATTCTAGAACGGGACAAAACAAGTACTAAACTTGTGTGTTTGCCAGGTGAAATTGGTGGTGCGGTTGATGGGGATTATACTAGTAAGGTACAACCAGAGGCATTAGCCAAAAAGTATGTTGATGGGATGCTTGATCCTGTACGATTAAGTCTTGATGTACTCAAGGAACTTAGAGCTGATTTAGGTCAGTATGGGTATGCTGGACAGATTGGTCAGTTTCCAACTCCTCCTTCAGGAGGTATGTTCAAGGTTGATAACTTTATTGTGACTGAGGCTTTACCTAATCCAAGTGCAATATTTCACATTGTTAGGTATTGGGATAAAGCAGCCACACCAGGTAAGGTTGGTAAAAAAGTGGTTATACCATATACTGTTGGAGTTAAGATGGCAAGGTTACATACTAATAAATTAATTATACTTGACGTTAAACGTGGACGTTGGTCAACTGAACAAAGAGAACGTATTATATTATCTACGGCTGAAGCTGATGGGATTAGAGTTAAAGTTTACCATGAGCAAGAGCCGGGATCAGGTGGTAAGGAATCAGCACAAGCGACGACACGTAATTTATTAGGTTTTACTGCGCAGTCGGATAGGCCTCAAGGGGACAAGGCCTATCGTGCTGACCCTTACTCAGTCCAAGTGAATGATGGGAATGTGATGTTGTATAAGGCGGATTGGAATAAAGAATTCATAGAGGAACATAGGTATTTTCCTCATTCAACATATAAAGACCAGGTAGATGCGGCTGGTGGTGCACAAGCAAAATTGGCATTAAAGAAAAAAGCTAGAGTATTAGGTAATAAAAGATGAAAAAATTACAAGATTTAAAATTATATGATTGGCAGTATGAAGTACGCCATAATAAAACCACTGCATTTAGTTCAGGGGAAATTGTATTTTTAAAATCTAGTATTGAATGTCCTATGATAGTATGTTCAATTGGTTTAAAAGAAGTATCTACTATGTGGGAAAATAAATTTGGTGATATGAATTGTGAAAGTTTTTCACCTGAATGTATTTTACAATATAGGTATGCAGGTTTATTAGTATGGTGTAGCGAATATAGAATTTGTTTAAATTAAAGATATGGCTGAAAAAAAAGTACAAAATAAGGATAATGGGAAACCTACCATTAAGGATCAAAAAATATTAACAAATATCCTTAATATCCAAAAAGAAAAAATACAAACTTTAAGTGCTGTTGTTGCTCGTACCAATTTAGCAAACGCATTAGGACAACGATATGATGGGGATAGGGACTTATATGAGGCACTTGGATATAAGACTACTCTAATATACGATGATTATATAAGTCAGTACTCAAGGCATGATATGACTAAAGCAGTTATAGATAGACCTGTTAAGGTTACCTGGAGTGGAGATATTAAAATCGTTGAAAGTAAGATTGAAGGGGAAACTAACTTAGAAAAGGAATGGATTGCATTACAGGAAAAGCTGAAACTAAAAACTAAGTTTGTAAGACTTGATAAGTTGACGGGTTTAGGTGGGTTTGGTGTAATGTTGTTAGGGTTTGATGATGTTAGAAACACCAACGGATACTCACATCCTGTGAAAAAAGGTAAAAGAAAGTTATTATATGTACGTCCATTGGGTGCATCCAGTGCTAAAATAAGTGGTTGGGAGAAAAATGTTGCAAATGAACGGTATGGACTTCCTTTGTTTTATGATATTATACTATTAAACCCAGATGGTGGTGAATCTGTTTCTTTAAAAGTCCATTATACAAGAGTTTTACATGTTGTTGAAGATACTTTAGAATCTGAGACTGAAGGTACACCAAGATTAAAATGTGTTTTTAATAGATTAATGGATTTAGAAAAGTTAGTAGGTGGTTCTGCTGAAATGTTTTGGAGAGGAGCTCGTCCTGGTTATTCTGGTGAAATTAATCCTGAATATAGTCTAGGTTCGACTGAAGAGGATGCCTTAATGGACCAAATTGATGAATATGAACACAATTTACGAAGAATATTCATAAATGAAGGTATTTCGTTGAAAGCCCTTGAAATACAGATATCTGATCCGGGAAACCATGTAGATGTACAAATACAGATGTTGAGTGCGGCAAGTGGTATTCCTAAAAGAATTCTAACAGGATCAGAACGAGGTGAACTTGCATCGTCACAAGACGCGACTGAGTGGATATCATTCGTACAAGGGCGTAGGGAAGACTTTGCCGAGCCTAATATTATTCGTCCATTTGTTGATAGGATGATTGAAATGGGTGTATTTAGTACACCTAAGGACGGTTATACTATGGAATGGGCTGATTTATTTGCGATTTCTGAGAAGGATAAGGCTAATATTGGCAGAATACGTGCAACATCACTAAGAGAGTACTTTGTAAACCCAATGACACCTCAAGTGGTGCCATTAAAAGCATTTTATGAAATTTGTTTAGGTTTGTCCAGATCACAGATAGAAAAAGTTAGTTCAATGAAGGTTGATGACACTTATCGGGAGATAAGGGAGGCAGATGCAGAGTTTCAAGCAAAATTAAAACAAGGCGCAGAGCCTGTGGTAATACCAGAAACTAACCCTACTGCAGGGGCTACAGATGATAAAAAAACGAAATAAGTCGTTTCAAACGAAAAATTTTATATAATTTTATGGTGAAGTAGGAGGATTTTAACATGACAGAGAAAGTTAAAATAAACGAATTGAGGGTATACATTGTTTCTACTCAGGAATATGAAATTAGGACTGAGGTATTAGATAATGTTGCTTATATGGTTGTCCCTGTTGTTATGATGGTTGAGGGTGTACATAGTGGAAATCATGGTCCTTTACTGCATCTAGCCGAAGAATTAGGTAAATATCCACAATCTTGGGATGGTATTCCTGTTACAATAAGTCATCCCATTGATTCCGAAGGTCGTAGTATTTCTGCAAATTCTCCAGAAGTATTAGAACAATGGTCAGCAGGTAGAGTATTTAATACTTATATGGATGGTATTAAGTTACGAGCTGAAGCCTGGTTGGATGAACAAAAATTAATTGCAATTTCTCCAGAAGCATTACAATATATACAAGAAGGACGGCACTTAGAAGTAAGTGTTGGTACTTTTACTGATGAAGAAGAAGTATCAGGTACATTTGTTAATACCAATGGAGAATCTGAAGAATATATTGCCATAGCTAGAAATCTTAGACCAGATCATCTTGCCCTCTTGCCCGGGGAAGCTGGTGCGTGTGGATGGAGTGATGGTTGTGGTATACGTGCTAATAGTAGCAGTCAAATTAAAGAAAAGGAGGCTTTAATGAATCCTAAAGTAAAAGAGGAAAAGGTAATTGATCCTAAAATTGAAAAAATTAAAGTGGTAGACAATGAGAAAATTGTTGATCCCATTGTAGTTGTTCCAGTTGAGGATGATCAATCAACTATGATTCTCACGATGAAAAAACAAGCGATTACTGATTTTTTAGCAACGATTGTGGATAACAAGCAGGGTTATTTGGAATTATTAAATAAAATTCAGGAGAAACTTGATTCACTGGACACTGACTCTACGTATCATTATGTTGAAGAACTTTATGACGATGCTGTTGTCTACCGTATGAGAAATTATAGGGATAAGATAACAGAAACTTATAGACAACCTTTTCAACTTGATGCAAATGAGGCTGTTGAATTTATTGGGGAACGAGAACAGGTACGCAGAAGTGTGGAATATGTTCAAGTCAACAAAATTGAAAAAAAGAAAATCACAAATGTAAATAAAGAAAAAGGAAAGACTATGGATAAACCTTGTTGTTTAGAAAAAGTTGTCCAATTGATCGGTAATAAACAAACTAAATTTACTGATAAAGATAAAGATTGGTTACTGGAATTGGATGAAAAAAGACTGGAAAGTTTAATTCCAGTTGAAGTAGAACCTGTCGATAATACCGTACAGGTTAATATGGAAGACTTTGTTGAGAAAAGTACATTAGGTACTTTTGAGAGTTTTATCCCTTTCGCTGATGATGGTGTGAAAGAAGAACTTGAAAAAGGTAAGGAATTGTATGTACAACATCGTAGTGATTTAATTGCTAATATTTTAGCAAGTTCTCAAAAAGATGTATGGACTGAGGAAGACTTACAAAAACATGATATGGTAATGTTGGAAAAGTTGAGTAAGCAATTTCCAGAGGTTCATGATTATTCTGGACAAGGTCCTGCTAATGAACTTGGTAAGAAAAAAGATAAAAAATTGTTACCGCCTGGTTTGAAAATAGCAAAATAATAGAAAGGAGATTATAAAATGGGAAAACACACGATTAAGTTAAAAAAATATGTAGATATCATTAATGAGTATGTCTTAACTGCAGTTGCAATTAAGCCAGGGTATCTACTCGAATTGACCTCTGCAGGTACTTTACAGGCACATTCCACTTCAGGTGGTGATGTATTGCCTATGATTGCATTGGAAGATGAATTACAAGGTGGGGCAATCACTGATGACATTGCAGCTTCCCAACGAGTTCAATGCTGGGTAGCATGTAGAGGTGAAGAAGCTTATATGTTACTTGCGAATGGGGAAACGGCTGTAATTGGTAGTTTCTTAATTTCAAATGGTGATGGTACTTTGAAAGTATATACCGCGGATACAGTTAGTTCTGATGAGCCGGCTTATACTGATTATGCTAATCCTATTGTAGGACAAGCACTTGATGCAGTTGATATGTCTGGTTCTTCAGGAGTTGATCCTGATGGAAGAATCAAAGTAAGAATTCTTTAATTAAGAAAGGAGTAGAAAATGAGTTTAAAAATAGATTATGTAGGTAAAGGCAAATCCCAAGGGAAAGTTGCTGAGATGTTGACGAATGGACGTATTGATCCTGGTATGATGAGACCATGGCTTGATGAGGAAGATGGTTCTTCTAATGTAACTATATATACAGGTGGAGATCCTAATGATTTGGATAATTATGAGACTAGGCCAACAAACAACGCAACTTTGCGTAGGGATGAATGGAAACAGTTGGATAAAATGGTTATTCCAATCGCTGAAAGTAGATTACAAGGTATTGCTGATTTAATTGATAAAGGCCTTGTTTATAATTTAGGTAATGCAATGGGAACGACTGTTCTTGAACAACATGATGTTTCTGATGCATTGGAGGCTGTTCTGTCAATGGATGGTGTTACCAGGGCGCAGGCTGATAGGGTTGATTATTCAACTACCTATTTACCTATCCCTATAATCCATGCAGATTATGAGATTAATGCAAGAGCACTTGATACAAGTCGTAATATGGGTAATCCTTTGGATACCACAATGGCTGAAAGGGCTGCTAGAAAGGTTGCTAATTATCTAGAACAAATGTTATTTACATTAACTTCGTATACTTGGGGTGGAGGTACTATTTATAGTTATCTTAATTATCCATATACGAATGCTGTATCATTAACTACTGCGTGGACTTCTTCAGCAAAATTAGGTGCGCATATTATTAATGATGTTTTAGAGATGAAGCAATCTTCTATTACTGACCTTCACTTTGGACCATGGCAATTGTATGTTCCAGTTACTTATGAAACTAAGTTGGACGAAGATTATTCAACTGCAAAAGGTTCTAATACTATTCGTGAACGTATTCTTGCTATTGCTGGTATTTCTGGAATTAGAGTTGTTGATACTCTTACCACTGATAATGTATTGTTAGTCCAAATGACTTCTGATGTTGTACGCCTTGTACAAGGTATGCCACTACAAAATGTAGAATGGACAACTGAAGGAAAATGGATTACTAAGTATAAGGTTCTTACTATTGCAGTACCTCAGATCAGAAGTGATCAAGAAGGACATTGCGGTGTAGTACATGGATCATTTGCATAGTAATGCAATAGAATAAAATGGATCCTAATCATGGATTTTATTTATAAATAAAATATTAATCAAATAGACATGAAAGAAAAAAGAATAAGACGTACGGTATTAAATGCTGATACTGAACAAGTTGCTAAAGTTATTATAACTGATGATCTCATTAAAAAAGAGGTTGTTGAAGAACCAATTAAATCAAAAATTGGAATAGTTAAAGAAAAAATTGATGATCTTATTAAGGAAGAGGTTGTAGAGGAAAAGGTTGAAATAACACCTTTACCAGAAAAAGAATTAAAACCAATTAGAACAAGTCCACCAAGTTCATCTCGTAAAGTTCAAATTAGACCTAAATTAGAATATCGAGTTCTTCGTGGATCGTTTCGTATATTTGGTATATCATATAAGAAAAATGATA